ATGCGCTGTATCGACTGCACCGAGCCCGCGACACACAAGGGGCGCTGCAAGCCCCACCACGCGGCCTTTGAGGGGCGCACCGGTGTCCGTGCCCGCCGATCACGCGGTAGGCGCCGAGCGGCCCGTTACGACGCTGCTGCGAGGCTCCGCCGGCGGGTGGATGAGCGCGGGTCGGGCTGGTGTGACTGGTGCCTGAACGACTTTCCCGCGGACGTGGTGGAGATTGATCACGTGCGGCCCCTCTCGATGGGAGGGACCGACACGGACGGGAACGTTCAGGTCTTGTGCCGCGGGTGTCACGAGCTGAAGACCCGTACGGAGTTCGGTTCCATTGCGTGACGGACACGGACGGCAGAACGGTTAAGCGGTCCCGCCCGTGTCATTGGTTCCAGGCGCGGTAGGGCTCCAGGATTTGAGACCTACCGAGTCGGAGCTACGTGGGCTCAGTTGCCGTCCATGTCCACGAAGTTGACCGGGTCGTTCCTACTGAACGTGTACTGGTTGAAGGCACTTGCGTCGATAACTCGGCGGGCTACGATCTGGAATTGCACATCAGGATTCCCGGATGCGTCCACTACGGCGATTTTCTCGGGAATGACGGTGCCGCCGCTGACGATGATCACGGGATGACCGTCCCGGTACTCGATCGACAGTTTCCCGATGTCCTCGGGCTTGACCTGGTCGGCCGGGATGGGGGCGGGTTGAGCGGCTTCGGGCGTGCCCTGATACGGGGCCGGCCCCTTGGCGTTGGGCGTGGTTTCAGACATGACTATCTCCCCTCCCTGGTCAGCACCTTGCCGACTCGGTCAGAGCGTGGCAGGACGCAGCGTCACCGGACAGTGACTCTCAGTGGAATGGCCGGGAATCGACTCGGTGGCGCGAAAGAACCCCACCCCTCGGGAGGTGATCCCCCATGCCCCGTAGACCCCGCCCCCCTTGTTCTGTCCCCGGGTGCCCCGAGCTGACCCGTGGCGGCCGCTGTGAGGCTCACGAGCGTGAGGCGAACGCACTGCGTGGCTCGTCCTCCGAGCGGGGCTATGGGACTCGGTGGCAGCGCACCCGCCGACGGTACCTGTACCACCACCCGTGGTGCGTGCTGTGCAGCCGCACGGCGACGGTCGCCGACCATTTCCCTGTGAGCCGACGGCAGTTGGTTGCCGAAGGTGTCGCCGATCCGGACGCGTGGTCGCGTCTGCGTCCGCTGTGCACGCAGTGTCATAACCGCGAGACGGCACAGAGGCAACCGGGCGGTTGGGCAGCCGAAAAACGCTCGAATTCGCAGCGTTTTTGACCCTGTTACCAGGGGGGTCCCCCCCTCCCCTCCCCCGGAAGATCGGCAGGGAGGCAAAAAACTCTCATGGCCGATTAGGCCGTTTCTGTGGAATCCCAATTCCGATAAGCGAGGTTGTCATGTCCGTTCGTCCCGACATCATGCATCACTTTGAGTACGCCCACCTTCCCGCGGACATGCAACTGCCGCACCTGATGTTCAATCTAGTTGCGGAATGGATGGTTGAGGCTCTGCCGGACGGGCCGGAGCGGTCCGCAGCACTGCGCAAGCTGCTTGAGTCTCAGGACTGCGCTGTACGCGCCTATTTCATTTCCGAGTGAGGCGGGGCGTATGGCAGTGTCAGGGCAGAAACCCAAGCCTCATATTCAAGCCGTACGAGAGGGGACATTCCGTCCGGATCGCAACTCCGAGGGCGCGGTGTTCGCCCCGGTGTCCCCGGTTGAGCCGGATTGGTCCGAGCTGCTGCCCGGGGACGGTGCCGAGGACGTGCGAGCGAAAGCCGCGGACGTATGGGCGCGGACGATTCCCGCCCTGGTGCACTCCGCCGGTCTGACCGATCCGCAGCGTGAGACAGCCATTGAGTATTGCGTGACGGTCGCCCGACTGTGGCAAGCCGAGCGGGAATTGAGCCGTAGCGGCCTGGTGGTCGAGACAGAGCGCGGGAACGTGAAGAGTCCGTGGGTGACGATCGCTGGTCAGTACCGGTCGCACTTCCGGTCGCTGGTCGGTGAACTCGGGCTCTCGCCCGCGTCGGCCACGCGGATTGCCCCGCCGGAAAGCGGGGGCGACGATGACGGGATCTTTGATTGACGGGCTGCCCGTCCCGCATGACGCGCTGTTGGAACTTGGGTTGTCTGAGGACGACATAGCCGAGGCGGTCAAGTCCCGCCCACTCGTCCTCGCTCACCAGGCCCCGCAGCGTGAGGGCGCGTATTTCGATGTGTCCGCCGCTCGCCGAGCCATTGCGGCTATCGAGACCATGAAGCACACGAAAGGCCGTTGGGGCGGGACTCCGCTCACGCTCGCCCCGTGGCAAAAGGTCTGGATCATTGCGCCGATCTTCGGCTGGCTCTGGTTCGACCCCGAGCTGGGCCGACCGGTCCGCGTGGCCCGAACCGTGTGGATTGAGGTTCCGCGCAAGGCGGGCAAGAGCACGCTTTCCAGCGGTATTGGCCTGGTTCTGCTGCTCGCTGACCGCGAGATAGGCGCCGAGGTCTACGCGGCAGCCGGCTCACTGCCGCAGGCGGAGCGGGTCTTTGACGACGCTAAGCGCATGGCGCTGACAAGTCGCGCTATCCGCGGTCGTGTCGAAGTGTTGCGCGGTCTAATCCGCGTGCCCCGTACCGGCGGAGTCTTCCGGGCTCTGTCGAAGATCGCTGAGACCGCGCACGGGCTGAATGTGTCCGGCGCGATTGTCGATGAGGTCCACGTTCACAAGCGGCGTGATCTTATCGACGCTATCGAGACCGGCACGGGCGCCCGTGATCAACCCTTGGTCGTATTCATCACGACTGCCGACGAAGGTACCGAGGGCAGCATCTACGACGAGAAACACACATACACCCGCCGCTGTGCGGACGACGTAGTTTCCGACCCGGGCCATTACGGTGTCATCTGGGCCGCTGAGGAAGCGGACGATCCTTTCGACCCCGCGACATGGCGGAAGGCGAATCCCGGCTTGGGCGTGTCGCCCTCGCTCGCTTACATGCGGCGTGAGGCGAACAAGGCGAAGTCAACGCCGAGTTACTTCCCTACGTTCTGCCGACTGTCGCTCAACCGCCGTATGCGTGCCTCTAGCCGTTGGCTGCCGCTCACGCTGTGGGACGAGAACAACGGGGCGGTCAATGACCGGTCGTTCCGTTACCGGCGTGCGTGGGGCGGTGTGGACCTTTCCGCAGTGTCCGACCTTTCGGCATGGGTGCTCGCTGTCGAGTCGCGGAAACCGGGCGTGGAACTCGAACTCGTTGCACGGTTCTGGTTGCCCGAGGAACGCGTAGACGAGCTGGAGCAGCAACTACAGGTACCGCTACGGCAGTGGGTTGCCGATGGCCTGCTGACACTGACCGAGGGCGACGCCATCGACTACGGCGCGATTGAGCGTCAGATCATCGCGGACTGTCGCCGACTGGACGTGCAGCGCGTCTCCTATGACCGCATGTTCGCGGGGCAGCTCGTACAGCGCGTTGAACAGAAAACTCGCGGGGTGGACGTGGTGCCCGTCGCGCAGACGTATCTAGGAATGTCGCCCGGGTGCAAAGAGCTGGAACGCCTACTCCGCGAGGGACGCATTCACCACGGCGGTAATCCGGTTCTCCGCTGGAACGCAAGCGTGGTCGAGGTGTACCGGGACGGAAACGACAACTTGAGACCGGTGAAACCGGACCGGGGGAAGTCGTCGGCGCGTATCGATGGAATTGCCGCGGCGGTGATGGCTCTGGATGGATATGTCCGCCGGCCGCTGAAACGGCCTCGTGCGGCGAGTGCGTAAGGGGGGGGGTGCATGGCGGAAACTCCGCTACAGATGACAGAGCGGCTGTACCGCAAGCTACAGCGCAGACGACCAGCGGCTAAGGCGTTCTCTCGGTATTACGACGGTGAACACCCGCTGCTGTTTGCAAGTCCAGAATTCAGCACACAGGCGGGCGGGTTGTTCGATGAGTTCTCCGACAACTGGTGCGCGACCGTTCCGGACGCCACCGTTGAACGGCTCCGCCCTCTCGGATTCCGTCTTGAGGATGGGACGCTAGACACGGCAGCCGGCCGGGCGTGGAAGGCGTCCGAGTGCGACGTAGAAATTGGGCTAGCGCTTCTTGATGCCCTGATCACGGGGCGTGCGTACGCGCTTGTGTGGAAGCCGGATGGTGTGCGTACGGAGATCACTTTCGAGCACACGTCTAATGCGTTGGTCGAGTATGTGCCTGGTCGTCGCCGTGTTCGGGCTGCCGGTCTGAAGGTGTGGCGGGACTGGAATTTTGAGTTCGCAACTCTTTTCACCCCGACCATGGTCTATCGGTGGCAGCGTCCGCGGAGTGGCGGCGGGCAGTGGACGGGGCGGACGGCGGGGCTTTCCCGCGGGGAACCGAGCCACATACCGAATCCGCTCGGTGCAGTCCCGCTAGTCGAATTGCCGAACCGGTCTCGACTGAGCAGCCGGCCCCGCTCCGAGCTACGCACGGTTGTCCCGCTTCAAAATGCCGTCAACACGCTGTGGGCTCATGTGATGACCGCGAGCGATGAACGTGCGCTTCCTGCCCGCGTGGTGCTCGGCATGGACCGGCCCGTGCGCGAAATCGTGGACGACACGGGGGAGGTGGTCGGCGAAGAAGACCTACCGCTAGACCCTTTCCGGAAGGACCGTCTCCTGTGGCTGGAACGCGAGGGCGCGTCAATTGGAGAATTCTCCGCGGCTGATTTGCGTGGATTCCTGGACGTAATCAATCAGGCGGTCGAGCATATCGGCGCGCAGACGCGCACCCCGGCCACGTACCTAAGCGGCAAGTTGGTCAACGTGTCCGCCGAAACGTTGGTTGCTTCGGAAGCGGGTCTAGTCGCAAAGGTCACGGAGAAGCAGCGCCATTTTGGCTCGGGTCTCCGCGAGATCATGCGGCTTGAGGCTCTGGCGAATGGCGAGTCAGGCCGGGCGGAATCGCTGGCGCTCGGGTCGGTCGTGTGGCGCGATCCGCAATTCCGAAGTGATAGTCAGTACTCCGATGCGCTGGTCAAGCTGAAGTCGATTGGTGTTCCCGATGAGGCTCTTTGGGAGCGAATTCCGGGCGTGACTCCGGACGAGATCGAGCGGTGGAAGTCCATGCGGACGGATGCCGCGGGGGCGATTCTCGGCGGCGACATGGCGGCGTTCTTCGGGCCTAAGCCTGAACCGGCGTCCGACGTGCCGGCCGATGACGCGTCGGACGCCGCATAGATGGGCCGTACGGAGGAATTGGCGGCCGACCGGTACACACACGTCCAGTCCGTCTCTCGGGGCGTTGTGGAGGCCGTACAGGGCATTTGGCGGGACGTGCCCGCGGATCGAATCCTGTCGGCCATGCAGGGTGAGGCTGGACGCGCGATCCTCAATGCGGTGATGGCCGGACAGCTCACAGCAGCACAAGGCGCGCAGACGTTCGTCACGGCCTCAATGCTCGCCCAAGGGGCGGCAGTTGCCCCCGCCGGAATGGTGGACGCGAGTGCCTTTGTCGGAGTCGCGTCGGATGCTCGTCCGCTCGCCACGCTGCTACAGCTACCCGCGATCACCACGGCGCAGAGCCTCGCGGCCGGCGAGAGCGCCGAACTGGCAGCGCTCCGCGGCCTCAACCAAATGTCCATGATGGTCGGCACGCAAATCGCGGACACCGCGCGTGCGGCAACGTCGGTCGCTATGGCTGCCGAGCCATCGTGTGTGGCATACGTCCGCGTAGTGCGGCTGCCCGCGTGCGCCCGGTGCATCATCCTGTCCGGTCGGCAGTACAGCCACAGCACGGGTTTCAAACGCCACCCGCGCTGTGACTGCGGAATGCAGCCCATGAGCGATACCGAATGGAAGGCGACCAAAACCCCGGAGGACCTGTTCCGGGAGATGAGCCCCGCGGAGCAGGCACAGCGGCTCGGTACTGCTGGTGTCAAGGCTCTGGATCACGGGGCCGATTTGGGGCAGATCGTGAACGCGCGTCGCGGAATGGCTACCGCTACGACCGGGCGGGGCCCGATGAAGGTCACGATCGAGGGCACTGCCAAACGCGGCATCGCGGCAAGTTCCATGAAATCCGAGTTCGTGAAAGTGCCGGGGCGGCGCTACATGCGCACCTCGGAGGCGCGACTCATGCCCGAGACCATTTTCAAACTCGCCGGAGACAACCGCGAGCACCAAATAGCGATGCTCCGGAAACACGGCTACATCACGTAGGGGGACCGATGGCTGACACCACGACCACGGCGGCGGACGAGCCGGCGAACGACCAGGACGCGACCGACGAGCACCAGGACCAGGGCGAGGCAAAGACCGACCAGGACCAGGACGCCACGTCTGACGACCAGGCCGACGAGCTGAGTCGGGAGCGGGCGGCCCGAGAGGCTGCCGAGCGGGAGGTAGCGCGGCTCCGCCGGTCGAATGCTGCGCAGAAGGGCACCGATCTTGACGCGCTGCGGGCGGAGGTTCGCGACGAGTTCACACACCAGCTCGTTCGCGCGGAGATTCGAGCGGCTGCCGCTGGTCGGCTCCGTGACCCTGCGGACGCGCTCGCCCTGGTGGACGCTGCCGCGCTCGCCAGCAAGGGGGGCGACATCGACACCGCGGCGGTTGCGGCTGCCGTGGACCAGCTCGTCAAGGACAAGCCCTACCTAGCGGCCGAGTCCGCCCGCGCGTGGGGCGACGTAGGCGCGGGTCCGCGCGAGGACGCGGGCGAGCCCGAGCCGGCGACGCCGCTTGACCGTCTGCGGCAGGCGTACGGCGACTAGCAGAAAAGATCCTGCACCCAATTCCAGGGACGCACTCACCCGAGTGCCGTCCCTTTTTTCATGCCCAAATGGAGGGGTAATCCATGGCACTTTCTCTCGCCGAGTCCGCCAAGCTGAGCACTACCAATCTTCAGCGTGGAGTGATCGAGACTTTCGTCCAGGAGTCGTCCATCCTGGACCGAATCCCGCTGATGCCCATTGAGGGCAACTCGTACGCCTACAACGAGGAAGCAACCCTTCCGGGTGTGGCCTTCCGCGGCGTGAACGAGCCGTACACCGAGTCCACGGGCACGGTGAACCAGAAGTCCGAATCCCTGGTGATTCTCGGTGGTGACGCAGACGTTGACCGCTTCATCGTCCAGACCCGCGGCAACCTCAATGATCAGCGTGCGGTTCAGACCCGCATGAAGGTCAAGGCGGCGGCTTACAAGTATCAGGACACCTTTTTCAACGGCGACACCGCCACCGACCCGAAGTCCTTCGACGGTCTCCGCAAGCGACTCACGGGCGCTCAGGTGATCACTGCGGGCAAGGACGGCGCGCCGATTGTCGGCACCGGCAAGGGCACGGAATCGCACGATTTCTTTGACCTGCTGGACGCGCTGATTGCTCAGGTCCGCGGGCTCAACGCTTCCAATGGTGCGCTCTACGCCAACCGGCAGGTAATCGCCAAGATCAAGTCCGCGGCTCGCCGGATCGGCGGTTACGAGATGGTCCGCGAGGCCATTACCGGCAAGCTCGTTTCCACATACCAGGGCATTCCGCTGCTGGACCCGGGTCAGAATGCCGCGGGTGCGGATATCCTCCCGCAGACCGAGACCGCCGGTACGGCAACGGACACGTCGTCTATCTATGCCGTGCGGTTCGGCCAGTCCGAGGACGACCAGGCCGTGACCGGTCTCACCAACGGTGGCGTGATGGTGGATGACCTCGGGCAGCTCCAGGAGAAGCCCGCCTACCGGACCCGCATTGAGTTCTACTGCGGTCTCGCGGTGTTCGGCGGTAAGGCTGCCGCGCGCCTTAACGGCGTTCTCTCCAAGTAAGAAGGGGACGGAATGCCGCCGCGTAAGCGTGCAGCAGCGACCGCCCCGAAGATCGCGCATACGGATTCCTGTGGTTCTCCGTCCCGAGTCGAGTCCTTTCCGGTTCTCGACTCGGACGGGGTTGCCCGGACCGTCGCGCGGTGTCTGGCGTGCGGCGCTCAGACAGTGAAGTAAGGGGGCGGACATGGCATTGCCCGCCCTCGCCACAGTGGACGAGTTGGCAGCGTGGATGCAGCGCGAGCGTGACGAGCTGCCCGCGTCCGCTCCGCTGGTGCTCGACACTGCGTCCGCCATCGTGCGGGCGGAGGCTCGGACGCGCTTCACCCGGGGCACGACCACGGTCGCGCTTCGCCCGCGGGACCGGGTGGTTGTGCTTCCCCAACGCCCGGTGATCTCCGTCCAGTTGGTGCGCGCGAACAGCCGAGTTCTGCGGCCCGACGAATACCAGCTATGGCGGGACGAACTGACGCTACCGGCCGCTGTGACCGGGCCCGTGGTCGTCACGTACACGCATGGGTACGACGCGGTACCGGCAGATGTCCGCGCCATCGTGCTGACGCTCGCCGGCCGAGTGCTGAACAACCCCGCGGACATCAGGCAGGAATCCGTCGGCTCGGTCTCGGTGACCTACGCGGCCGAGACGATCGGCGCGAGCCTCGCCCCGATCGAGCGTGACCAACTGGCTCGGTACCGGCCGCGCGCCGCCGTGGTGCAGCTCGGCAAGGGGCGGATCCGGTGACGCTGCTCTACGGACAGACGGTCGTGATCCTTCGGGCCCCATACATCACGGACCGGTACGGCAACACGACCAGCGACCGGGATTGGAGCCGCGCGACCAGGACCACGGTCCGCCGCGTGAGCGTCCAGCCGGACACCAGCACCGAAGCGACCGGCGACCGGCCCGTTGTCGTTTCCGGGTGGCGCCTGATCACGCGCCGCGGAGTCGATATCGACCTGACCGCCGGGGACCGCATCGAGCACGCGGGCCGAGTCCTGGACGTGGACGGGGACATTGCCCGCTGGTTCGTCGGGGGCCGCATTCATCACACCGAAGCACGCCTAAAGGAGGTGAGCGGTTGACGGTTCGCAGATTCAGGCCGAACAAAGCTGGGATCAATTCCCTGATGAAAACGCCGCAAGTCGGCGAGGAAGTGAAGCGCGTCGCGCGTCGAATCGCTGCGGCTGCCGCTGGGGCCGAGGGGGATTTCCGTACGGACTCGGCGCTAGGCCGTATGCGGTGGCGGGCTGCCGCGATCGGGAACTACAACTTCGCGAAATCTGGCGGGCACGCGGGCGCACGGCGCGACTTGCTGCGGGGGCTGGACGGTGCCCGTGGTGAGTAGACCCGTCATCGTCATGCCGGACGCGGTGGCGGTCGTGACGGGCTACCTACGGGAGGCGCTTGCGGGGGCCGGCGAACCGGTCCCCGCGGTGTCCCGCGTCCCAACCCCGCGCCCCGAACGCTTCGTGCGCGTACAGCGCGTCGGTGGACTCCAGCAGACCCCGGTATCGGACCGGCCCCGCCTCGATGTCCACTGCTGGGCCGAGACCGAATCCGCCGCATACGACCTGGTGGCGCTCACGCGGGCACTGCTCGGCGCAATCCCGGGTGTGCGCGGCGGGGTGACGGTCTACCGCGTGACCGAGGTGGGCGGCCCGCAGTGGCTTCCGGACTCCGAGTCGGGGCAGCCCCGCTACGCCCTCGCGGTGGAAATCCATATGCGGGGGCGCTCTCTCGCCTAGCCCCGCTCGGAGCCATCTTTTGACAGGGCCTCTTCGGCTGCTTTGATGAAACGCCCAGTCTCTCGCGACAACGTAAAGGCAGCTTCCCTAGCGGTGTCAATTAGTTCCTCAAGCGTAGGCTCACCCGCTGGCATAGCGTGTTGGAAATTGCGCATTCGATTGAGGATAAAAGACGTGTTCTTAAGCAAGTTCGAGGCATGCATGAGCGGGGCTGCCCTACGGCTGACTTCCGCCGGCCCGCTCAAAACCACCTCCAGCCATGCTTCTTTTATCTCACTCTCGGCTGAGGCGAATGTCTCGACTACTGAATCTGTGAACGCGTCTACCGGTATGTCTTGCCGCCGAAACGTTCGGGATGCATAGCTCAGAGATTGAGTGGAAGCAATAAAGGACTTGTAAGCGGTATGACGGGATTGATGCCTTTGTCTCTGATACTCCGCACGTGCCGCTATTCGCGCTGATTCGCGCTGTGACCAACCGGTTGCTAACGCGGCACCAGTCGTGGCCATGGCTCCTGCCAGTGCTCCGAGCACTGCTGCTAATCCTGCATCCATAGCGCGTGATCCTTCCGCGCTTCCTCGCCACGGTCAAGTGCCGCGGCCCCATACACCTATCTCACCGAGGGGACACCTATGCCTCTAAACGCAAACGCCGTAAGGGTCGCCCTTTCCGGCGCCGCCTATGTGGCGCCCAAGGGAACGGAAGGACCAAAGGACGCCACTAGCCTTTGGCCGGCTGCCGCAACTGATATCGGCTGGATCTCCGAGGACGGCATTACCGAGTCCAATAGCGCGGACACCACCGAAATCAAGGGTTGGCAGGGCGGGCAGACCGTCCGGAAGGTCATTTCGTCGAGCGAAATGACGTTCAAATTCACGGCCATCGAGACGAGTAAGACGGTCCTTGAGCTATACCACAAGGGCTCGAAGATTATCACCAAGGATGGCGCGTCCGTCCTCGCCATTAAGGCGCCCGGTACGGATCGCAGGTGGTTTGGTTTCGACGTTATCGACGGGGACGCGCATGTTCGGATTTGGGTGCCGGATGGTGAAGTCACCGAGACCGGCGATATCACCTATAAGGGCGACGAAGCCATTGCCTACGAGCTGACCATTACGGCGTATCCGGGACCGGATGGAACGGTTGCTTACAAGTACAGCAATGACCCGGCGTGGGCTGGGGCGCCCGCGGGGCAGCCCGAAAAGCAGGTCTGAAGAATCGTTCCGCCTACGTCGTAAGGGTGCATTATGAGTAACGCTTTTGATCTTGATGTTTGGGTGAAGGAATCCCGCAAGGAGCCTTTCCGGTTCACGCTTGCCGGGGGCATTTTCACGATGCCCGCAGCGGGCAGTCTGGATAAGTCGGTTCTGAAGACGGTCAACATTGATGCCCCGTCCGCGCTGGACATCGAGAACCTGCTCCGCGCGGGACTCGGGGACCAGTGGCAGCGCTTTGATGAGATACCGGTACCGCTCGCCGCGCTGGGCGAACTCTTTCGTCAGTGGCAGAAGCACGAGGGGGCGACGCTGGGGGAATCGCAAGCCTCTGCCGACTCCTAGGCGAGCACGGAGAGGCGATAGAGGCGGACCTACAGCGGTACTACGGGACCGACCTACGGGACCTATTCCGGCCCGATACGGGGCTGACGTGGCGTCGCCTGCGGGCTCTGGTGGTGAACCTGCCGCCCGAGTCCGCTCTAGCCCGGTCCATGGTCGGGCCGGATGCGATATGGACGCTGGACGCGCAGCTGCTCGCGGGCATTCACGACCGGCTGAACGAAGCCAACTGGCAGCGAGGCAACGCCGGTTCTAAGAGCCCGAGCGCGAAACCAAGTCCCATTCCGCGGCCCGGTGTTCGTGGGGGACGGATCGGTGGCACGAAGCGCGACCCGGCCGAAGTGGCCCGCTATCTCGTCCAGTTCGCGCCGACGGGGGGTGAGTAGGCGTGGCCGTGGAAGTCGGCATGGGATACGTATCGATCGTTCCCGAAGTCCAAGGTTTTGCCAGTCAGCTACAGCGGGAAATCACCGGTCCCTCGCAGCAGGCGGGGCAAGATGGCGGGCAGGCAGCCGGCGAGGGCTTCAGCTCGAAAATGGGCGGAGTCCTCAAAGGCACCCTTGTGGGGGTTGGGCTCGCTGCCGCGGCATTGCTGGTCAAGGGGTTTTCGGACGCTCTCGATCAGACCGCCATCAACGGCAAGATTCAAGCGCAACTGGGCAGCACGCCGGAAGAGGCGAAGCGGTACGGCACTGCGGCCGGACAGCTCTACGCGGGCGGTGTCACCGAAAGCGTGGAAGAGGCCGCGGACGCCATTTCGGGTGTCATGCGGTCGGGCATCCTGCCGCCGGACGCGACGAACGCACAGATCGAGTCCATAGCCGGACGGGTCACAGACCTGTCTAAAACCTTTGAGCTAGACCTAGGCCAGACCAGTAATGCGGTCGGCCAGATGCTCAAGAATGGTCTAGCCAAAGACGGCACAGAAGCGCTCGATATTCTGACCGCCGGAATGCAAAAAATGGGTCCGCGTGCTGACGACATGGCGGATACCATGAACGAGTACAGCACGAAATTCCGCGATCTCGGATTGTCCGCCGCGGACGCCATGGGCTTGATGTTCCAGGGCATGAAGGCGGGCGCAAGAGACACGGATACCGTCGCCGACGCACTGAAAGAGTTCCAGATCAGGGCGACGGACGGCAGCAAAAGCAGTACTGAGGCGTACGAAAAGATCGGCCTTAGCGCCGAGAAGATGACGGCGCAGATAGCCAAGGGCGGTCCCGGTGCTCGCGCGGGGCTACAGCAAGTCATCGACGCGCTGAAGGCAGTAAAGGACCCTGCCGAAAGATCACAGGCTGCCGTCGGCTTGTTCGGCACGAAAGCCGAGGATCTTGGTCAGGCTCTATGGGCTCTAGACCCGAAGACCGCCGTTAAGGCGCTCGGTGACACCGCGGGTGCGGCGGAAAAGATGGGCTCGGCGCTGCACGATAATGCCGGGGCGCGCATTGAGCAATTCAAGCGGGGGTTGGAAGTCGGGCTCTCGAATGCGGTCGGCAACTACGTAATTCCCGCGCTGACCCGCGTGGGCGGTTTCCTATCCACGACGTTCGGGCCCGCGATCAGCGCCGGTAAGAACCTGGTGAGCGGGTTCTTTTCCTCGTTCTCCAGCGGGGCCGGCGGTGCGGCTGTCGCCTCTTTCGGGCAGTCGCTCGTATCGATCGGTACGACGGTCCGGGACACGCTTGGTCCGAGCGTGTCCGGGCTTGTCTCCCTTTTCCAGACGACGCTATGGCCCGCTCTGCAAGGGCTCTGGACCGTAATTTCTACGCAGCTTGCACCCGCCTTTATCTCGCTGTGGTCCACTGTGTCCGGTGCCGTGGCGCCAATTTTCTCGGGCCTCGCCCGGATTCTGCTGGACTTCATCTGGCCCGCGCTGGTGAAAATCTGGTCCGGGATCACCGAGAATTTGCAACCGATCTTTGCGGCGGTGTCTGACTTCATCACGACGCGCGTCGTGCCCGCGGTGCAATCGATCGGCGAAAAGCTGCGCACCCTGGTCGAGAAAGCGCGACCCGTGATCGATGTTGTGTCATCGATCGTCAGTTGGTTCGCTCGGCTGGTCGCCGACATCGTTGGTTTTGTCGTCCCGATTTTGATCCGACTCGCGGGGCCGGTCTTTTCGGCGCTGTTCTCGGCGCTCGGTACCGCCATTGGGTGGGTAGGTAATTTCATCGGGTGGGTTGGCCGCATCGCGACCAGTTTGCGCGACGGGGTGCGCGCCGTGGGTGATTTCGCACGCAGCGCGATTGAGAAGTTCGGCGAGTTCATCAATTGGGTAAGCGGACTGCCGGGGCGCATCAAACGGTCACTGGGTGACTTCGGTCGCCTGCTCGTGGACAAGGGCAAGGATCTCGCGCGAGGCATTTGGGACGGCCTCGCGAGCATGGGCCGTTGGCTGGCTAACAAACTGACTGGCTGGGCTAAGAGCATCATCCCCGGGCCGATCGCGAGTGCACTGGGGATTAATTCGCCCTCCCGCCTTATGCGGGACGAGATCGGGCGTTGGATTCCACCCGGCATTGTCGAAGGGATCGACGCCGAGCAGCACACGCTAGACGCGCGTCTGCGGTCCATGGTGACCGTGCCCGACATCGCGCCGACGCGCGCACCCGGGGCGGTGTTCGTCGCCGATCCGCAGCACCGGACCGACCCGGAGATTGCCGCACTCATGCGGCAGGTTATCGAGGAACGGAAACAGGAAATCGTGCTACGGGTCGGTGAGCAGGAAATTGCACGTGCAGCAGCGTACGGGCAGCGGCAGCTAGCTAGGAGATAGGAGGTGGGCATGTGGATCGGTCGTCCCGGGAACCTCCGGGAGATCGTTGACGGGGCTACCTCGTTCGACCGCTCGCCCGATCTCGGCGTAAGCGAATTCCGATCCCTCGCCGGGGGTGTCACGACGTGGGCGCCCCCGGTGCAGCCCCGCCGGCTCAAGGTGAAGTGGTCTGCCATGGAGGCGGGCGACGTGTCGCACCTTGACCGGCTCGCACGGCGCATCGACGCCCCGGGGCCCGTGGCGGTGCTGGACCCGCTCACGCGGAATCTGCTCGGCGGGCACCAGGCCGAGGGGCGCGGCGAGCCCGGTAAGTGGGCGTGGAAGAACGGCGAACTGAACATGTATGGCGGGCAGTTCGGCGCGCACGTTGAAAACTCGGTGTCGGTCGAATCGGTGCCCGCCGGGGGCATGGCGGCCCTTGCCTGGCGTCACCCGTACTGGACGGGATATCCGGTCGCCCCCGGCATGACGCTGACGTGGTGGGCACCGGGTCTAGTCGCCAACGGGGCAGCTGTCGGGCAACTGGTTCTCGCCTGGTACGACGCGGCCGGTAAGGCGCTGACGGGGGCCAGTTCAACAACCCCCGCGGCGCCTCTGGTCGCCACTGTTCCGACGGGTGCGGCATTCGCGGTGCCCGCCGTGGCATTCACCGCACGCGGTGTCTGGGCGCTCGGCTACTCCGTGCTCGCCCTCGGGGACGTGTCTGCCGCTCTGCTGGCCGGTGAGCGGCCGGTAGGCGAGGGCAGCCCCGCCTACAGCATCACGGGCTATTCGCACGCCCCTACCGCCGGGGACGGCCGGTACCGGGATATCGGGCTCGACCTGGTGGAGGTGACCGCATGAAGACAGGAAACGGCCCCCTTGACGCTGCCCTCGCGGCCGGCGAGAGAGCCGAGCACCACGTAACGCGACTCGGTGGGCGCGACATGAGCCCGCAGGTTGAATCCTGGTCGCTGGACCGCTCGTACGGGTCTGATCTGCCCGACGCAATGCGGGCGTTCTCCGGCGTTTCCAGCGCGCAGGTTGACGTGTCGCTGACGGGGACGGCCGGGCAGTCCGCACCCGCTCTCTACGGCCCGTGGGCATCGAGGAAGACGGGGGATATCGCACGCCCCGGTCAGTCCGTGACGCACGGATGGGGGGTGAACGGTCGGGCGGCGGACGCGTTCCGCGGCTCGGTCCGGTCCCGCTCCGCGGAGTCCGGCACGGACCTGGTGCGTATCAGCGCTCTGGACGGTGCCGAGCGTCTACGGCAGCCTGCTCAACTCCCCTGCCCCGACGGGGCGTTCAGCACCAGCTCCGGTGCTTCCTGGCTGCATTGGGCGGCCTCGCCGGTGTGGGCGGTGGATCACCTGCTGCGTAATGCGGGCATCCATACTGCTCCGCCTCCCCGTCCGACGAGCATCCTGTACGCGTCGCTGCACGGTGGCGCTGCTGCCAGCATCGGATACCTGGACAGCATGTCGGGCGGGTGGGACTGGTGGCGCAAGAAAGGGGCTCCGTTCGAATCCGGGGTTCAGGGGAGTGCCGATGGTCTCACCACGGCGACGTACGTTCCCGAGCGGCTGCCCGTAACACGCAATACCAATGGCCTCTGGTTCGAATGCTGGGCGGACACGACAGACACCCTGGGCAGCACGTCTCAGGTAGTGCAGTTCCAATCCGCGTGGGAAGCGTACGCGGGCGCCACCATGTATTACCTGACGCTGCGGGTAGATTTCGCGCAAGGCACAGTTGCGGCGTACTGCGGCACAAATACTGACCCGCTCAAAAACGCTAGGATCGGCTGGACGTGGACCGCCCTCAAAACCCCCGGCCGTTTTCACGTCGGCCTCTGGCTAGAGGTAGCGGACACCGGAAGCGTGAAATTCGTTCCGGTCATCACTTCGCGTGGCGGGGAACCGCTGTCGTTCAATCCGGGTGTGTTCGCGGCCGGGTCGGCTCCAGCCGGCTCTATGGCCAGTATCGGTTTCGGCGTACAAGCCGTGATAGCCGAGGCATTTCAAGTGTGCCAGCGGGCGGGACAGCCGACGGGGCTCCGCGATGTCACCCAAGAGGGTGCGTGGACCCGTACGGCCTCGCTGGATATTCCGCTTTTCCCGCTGCGCGTCATCCCGACTGTGAGCGGCACAGCGTGGAGCGTGATCACAGAGATAGCTCGCGCGACGCTGGCCACGGCCGAATTTGACAGTGATGGATTCTTTCGGTGGCGCAACCACACGCGATGGACAAACCCCGCGGATACTCCGGACCTTACGGTTACCTCCACGCGCGACATAGCCAAACTGACCGTTACCGAAGAGATCGACGCGTGTCGAAATCACTGTACGGTGAGGTGGGAGAACTGGGCGCGGGTGACGGCTGTACCGTCCATTCTGCGGGACACTCCCGCGCCTATCCCCATCCAGCCACGATCAGTTTTGACCCGCACTTTCAGCGTGGATGAAACGATGCTGGACCCGAGGGCCCCGCGGACGGCCGGCGAGGACTCGGCAGGGTCACCGAACCGAATCATTTTCCGCGCCGGTCAGGCCCCAACGTCCCGCATCGTAACGGGCGTTGTAGAGGCCAAGGTGGTACGGCGTGGCGGAGTCGTCACACTAACCGCCGCTAATCACTCGAACGCCGTGGTCTATTACCACGGTGCGGCCTTGCTGTCCCTGGCACCCGCCGAGTACGCGAAACCGGTCCCGTCGCTTTGGTCAGCGTGGAATGACGACAGTCAGCGCTATTACGGGGTGCAGACCTACGAACACGACGTACGCGGCTGGCTGCAAGAGGACGATTCCGGCAAGGAACTCGCCGAAGCACTTCGGAATGCGGGCACGTGGCCGATCCCGCTCCTGCAATCCGTAGAGATTCTGCCGGACCCGCGGATCGAACTCGGCGACCTCGTGCGCGTGGTGGATACGACCGGCGCACGACTCGACACCCTTGCATGGGTGATCGGGAACAAGGTCTCCGCGAGCGGCGGAAAGGTCACGCAAACACTGACCCTTCGGGGCACAACACCCAACGGTACGCCCGCAGATGAAGGGCTGACGCCCGACCCGCCGACGCGACCGAATGCGCCCCCGCCACCGTGACACAAACCGAGGGGGACGAATGGACGAGACCGACGAGCCGACCGGCGTACGCATCGGAGCCCGCGAAATCTATGACGAAGTTGTGGGGCTCCGCGGCGACGTTCAGCGGCTCGGGCAGCAGGGGGAATCCGTGGACGAGACGCTAGAGGATCACGAGACGCGCATACGGAGCCTAGAGGGCGAGCGCGGGCGGTTCGTACTGCCCGTCGCTCTGATTACCGCTGTGGCGACTGTCGTTGCCGCGGGGCTCACCGTGGCGAAGGTGGCTGGCTAGAGCCCGCCACACACCGAATACCAGCCCCGTCCGGGCGTACCTGGGCGGGGCTTTCTCATGCTCACAGGGGGACTTTATGGCCTGGTTTCCGGGCGCACAGAAGCTAGAACTCCAGCCGGAAAGCGATGCGCAGCCCGCCATCCGGCCCACGCAGGTGATTTTCCACAGCATTGCCGCGCCGTGGACACCGCGCCGTACGTATGAGTACTGGCGGGACAGCACCAATCTCGAATCGCATTTCGGGGTGGGGTACGACGGCAGCATTGCGCAGTACATCGGGACCGAGACGCGCGCCGACTCCAACATGCACGCCAACCGACGGTCGGACGGCACCGGCGCGGTATCGGTGGAGTCCGCGAGCAACCTTCACCACACCGACCCGTGGACTCCGGCACAGGTGGCCGCGCTCATCCGGATTGGCGTGTGGATGCACCAGCACCACGGCATCCCGCTGCGCATCTGCCGCAGCGCTGCCGACCCGGGTTTCGGCATTCACCGCATGTTCGCGGCGTGGTCGGACGGCGGTACCGAGTGCCCCGGTGACGCGCGAGCCGACCAGTTCCGCAGCGTGGTGTTCCCCGGCATCGTGGCAGCAGCCGGCGGCAAGCCCGTGCCCAACCCGAAGCCACAACCGAATCCGGGCGGCGGGGCCGTGGTCATCGACGGCAAAAAGTACGGCCCGGGGGCGTCCGGCGACCACATCACGGCCATGGGGCGCGCACTCGTCCGGGCAGGGTGCAGCCGGTACAAGGTCGGCCCCGGCCCCGAGTGGACGAGCGCGGACACCGAGAGTTTCCGGGTCTGGCAACAGAAGCTAGGGGACTACCCCGAAGCCTGCGACGGCATCCCCGGGCCGCTGCAACTGCGGCGGCTGCTACGGGAGTTCGGCGACGCCCGGACGCACACCGTTGCCCGCGGCGAGACGCTGACGGCCATAGCCCGCCGTTACGGGACGACGTGGCAGACGCTCGCCAAGATCAACGGCCTTGCGAACCCCAACGTGATCGTCCCGGGGCAGACGCTCAAGCTGCCGTAGCCGACCGTCACGGCCTCGCGCTCCGCGGGGACCAGCTCGGGGCCGACGAGCCCCACCCCATTACGCAGCGTGCCGACCGGGCGTCCGCCATGCACGGGTTTCGCCCGGTCGTGCAGCTGCTCATTTGATCCACGCACAGTAACCGGCAAGGAGAACGAACCATGCAGTTCATCAAGACCCACCCCGCCCGCATCTACGCCGTGGCGGTCGCTGCCCTCGCCCTGGTCGCGCACTTCGTTCCGTCGCTGCCGTCCGCGCTCGTGCTCGGCCTGGTCGCCGCGGTGCTCGGTACCGGCGAGGCGGTGCAGCGCACCGAGGACGGTAAGACCCTCGCAGCCGGCGAGACCGACGAGCACCAGGACCAGGGCGACGGCGACGAGCTGCCCGCGTGACCTACCGGCATATCGCGCTCACGGGCCGGGCGGGTTCCGGTAAGGACACCGTGGCCGCTCGGCTCACCAGTGCTCATCACTTCGTGCGCGTCGCGTTCGCCGATCCGCTGCGGGATGTCGCGCTCGGTCTTGACCCGATCATCACGTATGAGCCGGCGGGGGCCGGGACGCTTCCGATCCGTCTGTCTGACGTGGTGCGCCGCGAGGGCTGGGACCGAGCGAAGCAGCGTTCGGAGGTTCGGCGGACGCTACAGCGGCTCGGGCAGTCCGTACGCGACCAGGACGAGCGTCTATGGCTGCGGCTCGCCCTCGCCCGGGTGGACGTAGCCGACCGGTGGTCGGTGCCCGTAGTGATCACCGATTGCCGGTACCGCAATGAGGCTGACGAGCTGCGCCGTCGCGGGTTCCTGCTCGTCCGCGTGGAGCGTCCCGGCGAGCACGGGCCGGCGAGTGCCGACCAACGCGAGCACGTCAGCGAAACCGAACTGAGCGACTATCCCGCCGATGCGGTGCTGACCAACGGCGGCAGCCTCGCCGATCTGCACGCCCTCGCCGATCGGCTCGCGGTCCCGCGCTGACTCCAGCGTGACGGGGTGGCGAGAGTGGCCCCAACTCCTCTTTCTCTTGGTTTTTTCTTGCGTTCCTAAAAAACCGGTCTGAACCGTCACTCCGCCACCCCTCTACACCTCACTCATCAACCCCAAGGGGGATACCTATGCCCGGACCTGTCCGGACTATCAAGCGCGGCGGCAGCCGCTTCTACGTCAGCCCTGAGACCGCCGAGAAGGTCCCGGGCGTAACCAGCGTCGTCGGGATGCTCCCTAAGCCGTTCCTCACGTTCTGGGCGGCCCGCATGACCGCGGAAACAGCGGTCGAGAACATGGACGCAGTGCGGGCAATCGCCGAGCGCGACCCCGCGGGCGCCGTGGACTTCCTACGCAACGCGCATACTCGGTACACCAGTCTCCGGGCCAAGGTGGGGTCGGACGCGCACGACCTGTTTGAGCGCATGATCCGCCTTGAGGAAATCGGGCGCGTGCACCCGGACTTGGAACCGTACCGGATCGGATTCGCCGAGTTCCTTACCGCTGTGCGCCCGCAGCTCGTTCGTGCGGAAGATGTCGCATGGTCGGACGAGCACGGTTATGCGGGTAGTTTTGACGCGCTGGTGCGTGTGCGGCTCGGCGAGGACGGAAAGCCTGACCACGAAAACGGCGAGTGGCACACGCTGTTGGTGGACTGGAAGACCAGTAAGAGCGCGTATCCAGACGTGGCCCTACAGCTCTCCGCCTACGCCCATGCGGACCGGATCATTTCGCCCGACGGAACGTCCGAGCCCATGCCGAAGGTGGACGGGGCGGCCGTTCTGCACATCACTCCCGAGGGGTGGGTTTTCAAGCCTGTCCGGATCGATGAAGAGATTTTCAACGTGTTTCTGACGCTGCGGCACGTGTTCCAGTGGGACCGCGAGATCAGTAAGACGGTGTTCGGTCGGCCGATCGCGGAAAGCGTCCGCCGGCTCATCACGGGAACGCAGCGCCGCGCAAGCTAGCGACCGATCGCACACACCAGCAGCAGCAGGCGAGCCGATCACGGCCCGCCTTTTTTCATGCCCAAAACCAGGGGATTCAGTATGGCACTGCGTATTTTCGAGACCGACCCGAACGCCAAGCCGAGGGCGACTTTCTCTGACGACACCGTTGGGCGGTTCCACGGCGGTAAGCAGGAGAACGGCATCCCTGTTGCCCTTGACCGTTGGCGCGTGACGACCGGTGACCCGGACGTTGCCGCGGCAGTTGCTCAGCTCATGGGCGGGTCTCCGGTCGAGACTGACTCCACCTCCGAGAATTACATTGAGGTTCTGACGGAGCAGGAAAAGGTCAAGGTCGTGCTCTCCGGGCCGGACGCCATTTCGTCCGATCTGAAGCTGTGGAACGGCTCGGCTCTTATTCACCACTGCGACGGAGTCGAGTTTCTTTCTCCGGATGAGGACAAGGGCAAGCCGTGCCGTTGCCCTGAACTCATGGAGGACCGGAAGAATGCTGCCAAGTCGAAGCGCGGCCCGTCGCCTTCCATCGCAATAACGTTCCGTCTCGCTGAGAACTACGACCTTGGCCTTTTCCGTCTTCAGACCGGCTCTTGGAAGCTTGCTGAGGTTCTGCATGAAGTTGAGAACGCTCTAGACCGGGTGGGCGGCGAGGCGCTGGCCGAGCTGTCGCTAGAGCTGGTCGAGTTCACCACGAAGAAGGGACGGGACGTGTCTTACCGCAAGCCCGTAATCCGCGTCCTGAAGTCCTGGAACGACGCTATCGCCGAGCCGACTGCCTAGCCGGCTCCGGGGCTCCGGGGACAGCTCCGGGGCCCCACTATTGGGGGGTTAAGCACATACCCATTTTGGAGCTGTGCGCCGGATACGGCGGGATCGGTCGGGCTGTCGAGGCTCTGACCGGCGACAGGATCAAGATCGTGGCGGAGATCGATCCGTACGCGTCGCTGATCCTGGCGACCCGCTATCCGCACGCACGCAACATCGGAGACATTACCGAATTTGATTGGTCCACCATTGCGGGAGAGGTGGACATCGTTACGGCAGGTTTCCCCTGTCAGGACATCAGCAACGCAGGGAAGCGGGCGGGGATTCATGGCGAAAGGTCGGGCATCTGGGAAAGCGTCCTCGGGGCCGTTCGCGTTCTTCGACCACGGATCGTTTTCCTGGAGAACGTATCCGCCATCCGAAACCGGGGCCTCGCGCACGTACTCGCGGGGCTGGCCTCGTGCGGGTATGACACGCGATGGACTTGCTTTCGAGCGTCCGCAGTTGGAGCCGCCCACCACCGAGATCGGTGGTTCCTCATCGCCACCCCTGCTGCCAACTCCGCTGGCATCCGACGCGTCTAAGGGTCCGGATTTCGCGCGAGAGGCAAGGCAGGGAAGCGGCGGTCAGGATCTCGTTACCGCGGTGGCTCGGCTGTTTGACAAGGAACGCGCGCACAAGCTGTTCAAGACCCCGACAGCTAACCTCGGCTCGAACGGTGCTCCGCAGCACCCGGACAAGCGCCGTGCGGGCGGGCATGGGCCCAACTTGGATGATGAGGTTTCGTTCCTGTTGCCCGTGGACCCGGACACCGCGGAAGAGACCCCGGGCGCGTTTCACTCTCCGCCGGAGTGGTGGGCCGAGTTCGCGCCCGCTGTGCACCGCTGGGAAACCCTCATGGGCTCGCCCGCGCCTATACCGGTGGAGTTCGGTCCGCGCGGTGGGCGCCGACTCGCTTCCGTTTTCGCCGAGTGGCTTATGGGGCTGCCGCGGGGCTGGATCACGCATATTCCGGGGCTCAACCGTGCACGGCAGCTTAAGGCGGCCGGTAACGGGGTCGTGTCACAGCAAGCGTTCACGGCATACCTGCATCTACTGAATTACAAGGAGGAGCCCAACCATGGGTAAGCGGGGGGTCGTTGCCGACTACGGCGGCGAGGAACTGTATCGCGGGGACCTGGTGGCGTACGCGGCCCGGCAGGGAAACCGTGTGCGCATGGCGGACGCCATTATCGACAAGGTGACCACCAGATTGGTTGACGGTCGGCTACGGGCCATGCTGCGAATCGCGCCGACGGGCACCGAATCCGGATTCGCTAAGCGGCGGTCGCTCCGGAAGGAATGGATCTCCGCCGAGCACGTGCGGCTGATCATCCCGGACGTGACCGGAGAACGAGACCTGTAAGAGATAACGCCGAGGGGCCGGGCAGTGCTGCATGTGCTGTCCGGCCCTTTCGCATGGGGGGACTGTGATTCGAGAGATCAGCGCGGACGCTGCACCCGCACTCGGGGACGTGCGCGAAATGGGCCGTGGTGACGTGGTGTGGCTCCGCGACGGATGGCAGCACCGCGAGGACTGGACGCGGTATCTCGTGGCCGTAGCTCAGGCAATGGCGCGCGGGGCCGTGATTCGACGGGGGGACGACGATGATTGATGAACTGCCGCTGTCGGTGGTGCTTTTGGCGGGTGGCGTGATGAGTGGTGAGCCGTTCGCTATCGCGCTGGTGGCCTCAATGCTGGTCGGTTGGGGCGCCCTGATTTTCCTGGTCGTCTGGCTGCTGGGGCGGCGGTGGCGCGACCGTGGCTAACCCGAACAAGGCAAAGGGGACGGCGTGGGAAAGCGAGATACGCGACTACCTGAACCGGTTCCTCGGGCTGGTGGACGATGACGCACGCATAACCAACCCGTTCAGCGCGATGAACGTGCGTAGGCCCGCACAAGAAGGAGCGCGGGACGTCGGCGACGTGCACGCCGCGCCGTTCGTCCTGGAGGCGAAGAACACGGCAGGATCGGCCGTACCGACCTGGATTCGTCAGGCGGAGATCGAGGCCGTGCACGCGGGTTTCCCGTACGGCGTAGTCGTCCAGAAAGCCAGGGGCCGACGCACGCGTTGGGGACGCGTGCACGTCAGCGTCCGGACGTGGACGCGGGTACGGCTCGCGCTCGGGATGACGAGTCGCGAGATGCACGACGCGTTCGGCTTCACGGCCTCGCTTCGCGGGCTCGACACGGGGCGCTGGTACTTCACCTGCACGCTGCACGATTTCGGGCACCTGCTCGCCGACTACCGCCGCACGGTGCCGGAGGTGGCCCGTGCTGTTCACTGATCTGCTCGGGCGGTTCTCCGGAGTCGCGGACCAGCCGGACGGCGGGTACCTCGCGCTCTGCCCCGCGCACCAGGACGGGCGCCCCTCTCTCCGCGTATGGCGGGGCGAGGACCTGAAAGTCAGGATGACGTGCCGTGCCGGCTGCCGCACCGAGGACGTGATCCGTAGTGCGGGGCTGTCCTGGTCGGACCTGTTCGACGTGTCTGGCCCTGGTGCCACGGTGTCCACCGGGCGGCCCGAGCTGGTGCCTGTCGCACAGACAGCAGCCCTCGCCGCGTACGTAGACCGCACGTCCGTCGCTCTCGGGGACTACTCGGCCGAGTGGTCCGAGCGTGCTCGCGCCTACCTCGCCGACCGGTTCGGCCTCGATGTGGATACCGCGGCGGAACTCCGGATCGGCGTGGACGATGGCGACCAGGCCGACGAGTTCCCCTACCTGTCTCGCCTGTACCGCGAGCATCCCCGGGTGACCGTGCCACTGGTCGGATTCGATGGGGTGGCCCGTGGGCTACAGGGGCGCGATATCGGCGGGCAGTGCTCCGCACGGTGGGTGTCCCTCATCAATCCGAGGGGCTACAGGTGGAGCCCGTACGGCGTGTTCCGCGGGGCGGGCGGATACGGCACGGTCCTGATCACCGAGGGGCCTGGAGATGCCCTCACGGCGGTTGCGTGCGGGTACGACGCCGTAGCGATCCGCGGGGCATCGCTCGCCGGCTCGCCCGAGCTGGTTTCCGAGCTGGCCGAGAACCTGCGGGGCTCGCTCGTCATCCTCGCCGGGGACGCTGACACCGCGGGAACCGGGTTCACGGCTCGACTCGCCGCGGGCCTCGCCGAGCACGGGGTAGACGCGTTCGCCCTTGATCTACCGCGCGCTGGCTGGGACTTGACCGATTGGCGCGAGCACGCCCCCGAGCACTTCGCGGCCGAGCTGCACCGCGCGGTCAAGGCTGCCCGTCCCGTCCCTCGCACTGCGCAAGACCAAGACGCCGCGCGGGCCGCGGAGTTGGCGACCCGCACCGGGGCCGACATCGTGTCCCGCGACCAGGGCGCCGAAGCGGCGGAAATCCTGGCCAAGCTGGTGTCTCAGTACGGCGAGTCCGACGCGATGAATGCGCACGCTCTGGTTGCTTGGAGCGGCGGCCGAATCCGCTATGCGGCGGGGCTCGGGTTCTACACGTGGAACGGCTCGGTATGGGTCCGCTCGGACATGCGCGTACGGCAGGAAATCCACCGCATGGGGGCCGCGCTCGTCCTCGCCGGCCAGAATCAGTTGGCGCGCGGATTCACGATGACGAGCCGTATCGACGCGTTGCTGACCGAGTTGTGTTCCGTTCCCAACGTCAGCATTGCCGCGACCGACTTTGACGACCGCCCCGACCTACTCAACTTCAAGAACGGCACGGTTGATCTCCGCACGGGCCGGCTCCGCCCGCACGACCAAGCCGACCTGCTGACGTACGGGCTCGATATCGACTACGACCCCGATGCGGGGTGCCCCCGGTGGGAATCCTTCCTCGCCGAGATCTTTCCGGACATGCCCGAGTTGCCCGCGTACATTCAGCGGCTCATTGGCTACGGGATCACCGGGCACACCACGGAGCAGGCATTCGGTGTTTTGTGGGGCAAGGGCGCCAACGGAAAAAGCGTGCTGGTGGACACCGTGACTTCGGTGTTCCGCGCCATCACGCGTACCACTCAGTTCGCGACTTTCGAGGAACGCAAGAGCGGCAGTATTCCCAACGACGTAGCGGCATTGCGCGGCGCCCGTCTCGTCATGGCATCCGAGGGCGAAGCAGGCAAGGCTATGTCTGAAGCCATCCTAAAGCGGGTGACCGGCAAAGACATGATCTCGGCACGGTTCCTGCGTCAGGAGTATTTCGAGTTCAAGCCAACGTTCTTGATCCTGCTCGCCACGAACCATAAGCCGAAATTCCGGTCGCAAGATGATGGGCTTTGGCGGCGCGTGAAACTGATCCCTTTCAAGCGCTGGTTTGCCCCCGAGGAACGCGACCCGGACCTAGACCGGAAGCTACTCGCCGAGGCCGAGGGCATCGCAGCATGGGCGGTGCGCGGAGCGATCGAGTGGTACCGAAGCGGGCTACAGGACCCACAGATCATCACGGGTGCCAGCAAGGAGTACCGCGAGACGAGCGACCCGCTTGCAGGCTTCATCCCGGGCGTTCTGGAGTGGGCCGACGAGTCCGTTGTCATGACCGGCAACGATGCGTTCAACCATTACCGCGAGTGGTGCGAGGCCGAGAACCTGCCAGCTAAAGAGCAGTGGACTCGCCGCGCCTTTTACGAAGCGATGGAGGAACGCGGGGCCGTAAAGAAGCGGACCAACAAGGGAATTGCGCTGGGCGGGCTCCGACTCGCCGACGAAAGTCCCGATGCGGTCGGCCCGGGGATCTTCGGCAACTAGAACGCAGTACACGCGGGGCCGCTCACCTACGACAGGTGGGCGGCCCCCTTTTTTGCTTTCAGGGGGGCTCATGAAGGTGTTTCGGCATGAGATAGCCGGCGAGACAGTCACGGTGCACGTGCCCGAGACGACCAACGACCTTAACGAGTTTTGGGAATGGCTCTACAAGGCACGCGAGCGGGGACCGATAGCCCTGGACACGGAAACGACGGGGCTCGACATCTTCAGCCCCACGTTTCGACTCCGCACTGTCCAGTTTGGCGACGCGCGCGATGCATGGGTGATCCTGTACGAGCGGGGCGGGTATTTCGAGTCCTATGCTCGCGACGCCATCCGGCGAATTCCGCGCCTGCTCATTCACAATGCCGCGTATGACTGGCTCGTGTTGGATCGGCACGCGGGCATCCCACTGGACGAGCTGACCGCGTGGGACCACACGACCGATACGCGCATCTTGGCGAGCCTTATCGATCCGCGGCAGCCGCAAGAGGGCGGGATCGGTACGGGTCTCAAGCCGTTGTCTGCGCATTGGGTAGACCCCACGGCCCCAGACACTCAAGCGGGGCTCACCTCGGTATTCAGGGGACTCGGACTCACGAAGGAAACCGGGTGGGCGGGCATCCCCGCAACAGACCCAACGTACTTGCTGTACGCGGGACTTGACGTACTGCTGACCGCGCGACTGGAACCGGTGCTGCGGCGCGAACTCGCACGACTGGACGTGCGCCCCGAGCTGGTCACGTACGAGCACGAGATAGCAAGGCTGTGTGCGGTCATGCAGCGCCGGGGGCTGGTGCTCGATCTCGACTACACGCACCAGCTCGACCGCCGGCTACGGGATGACGCGCAGCAGTACGCCGACCAGGCCGCGCGATACGGGGTGACCAACGTCAACAGCACAGCTCAACTCGCGGACGCGTTCGCGGGCATGGGCGAGACGCTGACGGAGCGCACGGCGTCCGGGGCCGTGAAGGTGGACAAGAACGTTCTCCTGGCCCTCGCCGACATGTCGTTGCAGTGGCAGCCGCTCGGCACCCGCACGCCCAACCCGCTCGCCCTCGCGGTGCTCAAGTCCAAGCGGGCCGGGAAGTGGGGCAAGGCGTACGCACGCACGTTCCTGGACACCGTGGACGCCGCAGGCAGGGTGCACCCGTTCATATCCCCGCTCGCCGCCCGCACGGGGCGCATGTCCATCACACGGCCAGCACTTCAGACCCTCCCGAGTTCCGACGCGATGATCCGGCGCTGTCTCCTCGCCGACGAAGGGCACGTGATCATTTCCACCGACTTCAGCGCCGTTGAAATGCGCGTGCTCGCCGCTCTGGCGAACGTCCGCCGCATGAAAGAGGCGATAACCGGCGGCGAGGACCTGCACGATTTCACCGCTCGACTCGTATTCGGCGAAGGGTTCACAAAGGCCCATCGCAAGCTAGCGAAAGCTATCGGGTTCGGGAAGGTGTACGGCGGCGGAGCAACCACGGTCGCGCGACAGTCGGGCGCGCCTATCGAGGACGTACAGCGGGCAATGAAGGCGTACGACCGGGTGTATCCGGAGATTCGCCGCGCCGCTTCCCGGTGGCAGCGCGAGGCATTCCAAACGGGCATGGTGTCGATCTCGGCGACGGGCCGCCGGCTCCCGCTTGACCGGGACCGTACGTACGCAGTGACCAACTACATGTGCCAATCGGCGGCCCGTGACGTACTTGGACAGTCGATGCTGAACGCCGAATCCGCTGGTCTGCTGGAGTACATGCGGCTACCGATTCATGACGAAATCCTCGCGTCGGCCCCGAAGCAAGAGGCGGAAGAGATAGCCCGAGAGTTTGAACGGTGCATGACGTGGCCGCTGTACGGAGTGCCTATCGAAGCGGAAGCGGAGGTAGGCGGGCGGTCGTGGGGCTCGCTGTACGGCGCCGACTACTAGTCGCAGTGCGTAAGCGCGGTCGCTGATTCCGCGTCGGAGAGTTACCGGGGAAACCGACTTCCGACGCGTCGGTTTTCTTTTGGTTGCGCTCTCAATCATCACGGCACGGCCACGAACCGGGCCGACGGCGACCCCGTTCTACACGCTAAGTAACGCTTGCAGGTCACAACATGGCCAAGCGTAATGAAAGGTCTCGCCTTATAGGCCATTCCCGAGGGTTAGTGGCGCTTTCACGCGTTTAGCCCAGTTCATCCACATTGCCGGTTGCACACCCCAGACCCAATTCTGGGATCACGCAGCGATTAGGCAATGCGCAAGCCCCGTCCTGCTAACCCGGGACGGGGCATTTTCATGCCCTTTTTCAAAGCGCATTGAGTAACGGCAGCGGTCCTTTTGCTGCCCTCGCACGCCCCGTTCCGGGATACCTCCGCTCTCCACAGAGAGCAAAGCCACCCGAGTACGGAGCGATGCTCAATGACGCACTTTACCGCCGAAATGATCTCCGCCGCCAAGGCGAACGACCTTTCGGCAGTCACCGCCCTGATATCCGAGACCGAAACCCTGGTAACGAGTCGGGCGAATAGTTACGCCACCCGCGACGGGCACACCGACCACGCACTGGCGGAAGACCTCGCACAAGCGGGCCGAGTCCGCATATGGGAATCGCTTTCCAAGTTTGAAGGAACCGAGCCCCGCGAATTCATGGCCTACATTGACAGGGCACTGCACTCGGCCATGACCGAGCATCGACGCACTGTCACGCACCCCGACATTAGCCCGGTCACGGCAAAGGACTTCGAGCGGGCGATTGAACTCGCGGCCGGCGACCCGTACGACGCTGCTCGAATCGCGACCACCGACGCCATGGGGGTCCGAAAGATGTCTCGCGATCGGGCTTACGCGGCTCTGCTTTCATGGCTCGGCGCAGATTCGCTTGACCGACCACTGCGGCACGAAGGTAACGAGCTGCACGACATTACTTTCGGCGACGTTGTAGCCCAGGTAAGCAGCGTCCCCGCCGATCTGCTCGACGCGCACGACTACGAGACCACCAAGCGCAAGGTCGTTCGCGATCAAGTCCACCGGGCGTTGGGCAAGTTGAGCGAACGACAGAGGCACGTACTCAAGGCCGACCACGGCATATCCCCAGTTGGCCACTACGGGGACGGGCCGGATGCGGTGCTCGCCGCGGACATGGGCGTGACCGCCCACCAGGTCCGCCAAGCACGGCGCATGGGGAAGAATCGTTTCCGCACGCTGTACCAGGCGGGGGCACAGGCATGGTGACGCTGCCAACCCGCGACGGCGGAACGATCGAGATCACTTCAGCCAGTACAAATCGGTAAGATCCATACTTTTATAATAATTCTCCATTTCTCGCATTGAGACGTTATTTTTTCGGGCGTTTCCTCTTCCGGAAAAGGCGTCAATATTCAATGCGACACCTCAAAAGGGGTGACGCACTCACCACGCCTAGGAGGCGAACATGGGGAAGCGCATTGCAGCTCTCCTGATCTCAGCGGTCGCGGCCGTTGGCCTGTCGGTCGTCCCTGCAGCGTCCACCGCTACCGCGGCGCCCACTGGACCGGGACAGGTGACCCTCTACGAAAACCACGACTGGACGGGCGGCACGGCCGACTATAACCCGCCTTCGTCTAGTGGCGGAGACTCGGCAATCAAGGGCTTCTCGGCCGAAGCGGCATGGAACCAGACGAAGTACGTGGTAACTCTGTACACGAATAGCACGTGTTCCGGGAACGCGTATGCGACCGTCAATGCCAACGGCGGAACAGCGACGTTCAAGCGGGCGACGATCCAATGCATTCGTTTCGCCCCGGTGAACCTTCCGCAGGACTGATTCGCTCTAGGATTTAGTTCCTGAGAGCGCTCGGTACGCGTGGGGAGCACCCTTCTCCTCAGGTGTTCCCCACGTGCGGACCCGCCGAGCCCTGGGTGGAGTGCATGTCCACAGTCTGACCGGCCGAACCATCGCAACCGTCACCCGCCGAGCCGGCGAGGCCATCCCGCGACGCGTCGAACCAACGGCGCCAAGCCCCACCCCTAAGGCGACCACGCCCGTTCGGGTGTAACTCTCCGTGACAGCCTCCCGCTTCGGCGGGGGGCTTTTTCACGTGGTGAAAAATCGCCCTCCCTGAACGGCCCTTGTGTGTGCCAGAACACAAAATGGCTGGACACTGTCGCCTGAATCGGGCACCTTGGACGATCTTGCCAAAGTCGTTGCGACCGGAACGACACGCTCCGGTGACGCTTCCCATGGCGCGAACGAGTGTTCTAATCTGTCCTACATGGTTACGCACAGCAATGAGTTCGACGTGGCTACGTCCGTACTCGTGCCCGTGCTGGTGGGGGGCGAGCGCGTGGTGTGGGGGGAGTGCCCGGAGTTTCCGGGAACGGTTGGGGAGGATCGGATCACGTCATGTGCCGATCTGACGACGGTGGTGCAGTCACAAGGTGGTGTGGTGGCGCGGCTGGTGGAGCGCCTGCGGCTCGACGTGCCCGGGTTCCGGCTGCTGGCACGCGAGCGCGAGACGGGGACGCTCGCCGGCGGAGTCGAGTGGGTGCGGGACAAGCATTTTGGGCTCTGGCGTCAGCATGACGAGCCCTGGACGGCGTGCGACTACGGACAGCACGTACCGCCCGCCGTTCTCACCGGGGTTCCGCGGCAGCGTCGGGGAGGGGTGCGGAGCCTGCCCGAGCAGGCAAGCCCGGCGACAGGCGCGTACGGGTACCGGCGGGCCGCGTAGGACATGAGAGAGCCCCGCCGCTCCTTGGGGGAGTGGCGGGGCCGTGGCCGGTCGGCCGAAGATCAGAGTTCAGGCATCAATCCCGACCGCTTCGCCATGGTCACCAGGCCGGGCCTTGACCGCTGGTGCACCTTGAACAGCACGCGGATCACTTCGCGGCTCATGGGGTGGACCTCTGCCATTTCGGGAGCGACTTCGAACGCGCGCGCAAGCGCCTGCTCTGCACTCGCGTACTCGTTCAGGTCCAGCCGTGCGCGAGCGGCGTCGATGCAAAGCCGACCAATCCGAGAAGGGCCTAGCCCTGGTGGGGGGCTTTCGATCAAGGGTTGGGCAATCTCGGAGGCTGTGTCGGGCCGCCCAAGCTCCACATGGGCAGCCAACTCGTACAGGGCTTGGTTACCCGGTCCGAAGGTCAGGTTATGTCGCAATGCGTCCTGAGGGAGGCGTTCCGCGAGCTGCTTCGCCCTTTCGTTGTGCGCTGTCCACGCGTTCCGGTCCTTCGCGCGAGAGGCGAGCACGACCCCCCGCAGATGCAATGAGCCCAGAGAGACAACCGTTTCAAGGGAGTCACCAATGAGAGCCGACTCATACTTGACAATGGCTCGGTCGATTATCGTCAGCCCGTCTCCGTAATGGCCCGCGCTTTGATAAGTCCCCGCTTCATTCCAAGCGGCGGCCACCTCGGCGTTGGGATTCCAGGTCTGGGAGGCTGCCCACTGTTGTCGGCTCACGATCATGTCTGCCAAGTCGGGTTGGGCCAACCGGTGCGCAACGGCGTAGGCGCATCCGTACAAGTCCGCTAGTTGGCCCCATGCGATCGCGTCGCCCCCCGCCTGCATAGCAACAGCAGTCGTCTGCCCCAGGAGTTGCGGCAGATCGCGCAAGAGTTCGAGGTACCTTGTATCCGCCCGTTGCTTCGCGGCCCTCTTGAGGTTGGCAGCCAGTTCGTCAAGGGGGGGCGCATCCTCCCGCGGAAGCGTATGGCGCCGTACGGCTGCTCGGAGATCATCCAACAGGGATGAGTGCTCTGAGGGGTCGCTGAAAGGGTCGCCGTAGATGCGCCCTGTAGTGACGCGCAGTGCTTTAGCGCAGGCCGCGACCGTCGTAGGCGTCGCGGTTCGAGTGCCAGCCTCAACCTGCCGCAGCAGTGATGTTGAGATGTGCGCTTGCCTGGCTAGGTAGTCGCGGCTCCATCCACGGGCTTTCCGAAGAACCTGAATGTTCGACCCCGCGCTAGGTGTCCTGGTGCTCATGCCTTCAGCCTGCCACGCGGGGGCAGATGCGCATCCCCAACCACCGCTTGGCGTACGGGCCCTGAGTCACTTTTGTGTCAACTGATCTTGTCTCCCGCGGCTTGACTTGTTGTGAGGCACCTGCGAAGGAGGCGACGGCAAGTGATGACCTCTGCGGACAAGCGTTCCGCGACCCCGGTTCCGCGGCGGCCCCGACCGCCCGCAGTGGGAACCGTCGTGAAGGACGCACGGATGCGGAAGTTGGGCGAGTACCGCGACTCATGCGCTGGGCGGTGGTACCTACGGCCGGTCGGCGGCGGGCGCGAGTGGGAAGCCGACCCGAAGGACGTGCAGCCGATCGGCCCGGAGGAGCGACGACGCGTCCAGGGGGCGGACCGGTGAGACGCGGCTATCTGTACGAATCCCGAGTCCTGGTCGATGACCCGTCCCCGGGAAATCGTCCCGCAACGTACAACCTCGAATGTGCGCACGAAGATGTGTCCGGCCCGTGCTGGGCTCGGTCCCCCGTCGTTGCCGACCGGAACGCTCTAGAGGCGTGGGCGGTTGCACATACGTGGTCTACGAACGGGCTGCATACGCAGTTTGACGAGCACGCTCGGCGCCCGCGTAAGACGTGCAAGCCGAACCCCACCCGTCGCGGGAATGCCGATGCGTAACCACTACGGAGTAGAGGCAGCCGGCGAGGGCGTACAACTCGGCTGTGATGTTGCCACCACCCCGCGTCTCGCTCTCCGATGGCTCCGCGGGCAGGCATATCGGATTGCAGACGGCTTGGACCCCGACCCCGCCTCACCATGGCTCACTGACGCGTGCCTCTACGAAGTGCCGACGGCGGGCGAACTGCTCGACGTGTCGACGCTGTTTCGTTCGTGGTGCGTGGACGAAGCGCAACAGGAAGCGGCTCTAGCCACTATCGCAGCGAATATCCCTCTCGTCGTCTCGGCAGCAGACGACACCGGACGCTTCACCCTGACTGCCTGGTCTCTGTCGAGTTCCGAGCCCCCGCCCTGGTCACGTCGTGCCGGTGCGCCTGGTGTGGTGCCGGCTGCCCGTCCTCCCCCAAGTGACCAGGGCGGGCAGCCCTAACCAGAAAGGCTGAGATGAGCGACTGTCCACACTGCAACCTTTGCAGGGGCGACAAGCCCGGTTGTCCGTACAAGCGTCCCCAACCCTGACGCCCGCTCGCTGCTGCTGACGGCCCCTCACCGCATACCGCACGCCGTGAAGGCGTCTGCCAGCGAGCGGGTTCTAACTCCGAGCGATTCCGGCCCGTGAGGGTGGCAATCGATCGGTGCACGAAACAGGTTCCAATCCCCGAAGGAGAAGGAGCACAACGAATGACAGTTGCGACCGAACGACGTACCGGCCGCGAACTGGTCGATGCTGACCTGTTCGACAGCTTGGCCAACTTCGTTGTCATTCATGACGGCGAGTCTCGCGAACGCGCCGAGCGGATCACCGACCAGGCTGTTGCGTTCTTGGCATCGGTCGGCGGTACCGACGTTCCCCTGGTCCCGTCGGACGACGTGGACAAGGGACTGCACGCGTTCATCCTGCACACGCGGGAGTACGCAAAGTTCTGTGAGCAGAACGGCGGGCGGTTCCTGCACCACACGCCCGCGGGCCCCGGGAACCTCACCCGCACCTATGCCGCAGTAGAGGCGAGCGCACGCGCCATGAAGGCACGGGGGTTCCTGGTCCATGAGGATTTGTGGACCGTAAACGGGCTCTCCGCCGGTCAGTGCGACTCGGACGACGGACGCCCCTACGCCGTGTAGCGCGACCTGTCAGGCACCGAGCCGGCCCCCTCGCGGGGGTCGGCTCACCCATCGAAAGGAACACCACCGTGCAACCCCCGGTCCCCTGCCATCTACCTCACGGCGTGGAACAAGCACTAAAACCGATCAGTACTCGACTGGTGGTTAATCGCCGCGGGTCCACCGTCTGGGACGTACGAACGACGGCGGGTCGGTACGCCGTGAAGATTGGGCGCCCCGTCCCCTCGACAGATGAGCATCCCGGACACGACTGGACCGGGGTCGCCCCGGCCCGGGAGGCTGCGATCCTGCAAAGCCTCCAAGCGTTCTCGGTCTACGGCACGTGGGAGTACGGCACGTGGAATGTGCAGCCGTGGCACGCGGGAACAGACCTGTACGAACTGTGGAAACCGCATCGCAGCGGCGAAATCGGCATCGCGTTTGACCTGACGCCCGCCCTCGCGTGCGCAACGAAAATTGCCTCGCTGCATGACAGCGGATGGGTTCATGGGGACATCCAACCGGCCCATTGCATTGTCGGGACCGACAACACAGCCGCGATCATCGACCTTGCCTTGGCACAGGGCGGGTTGCTCCCGAACACGCTTGAGTTTCCCTACCCCGGGTGTCTCGTCCACTACGAAAGTCCGGAGATCTCCCGCAGCATCCTGGAGACTGGGACGGCTGTTCCCACAACGGCATCCGACGTGTACGCGTTCGGCGCATCACTGTTCATCAGCGCCACAGGGTGGAGGCACGTCGAGTACCCGGACGACGCGCCGCGAGCGGTGCAGCGGAAGGTCGTTGCCACCGTTCCGCACCGCCCGGTGACCATCCCCGGCATGTTCGGGAAGTTGGTCGAAGCCATGCTGAGCCCCGTACCAGGAGACCGACCGACTAGCCATGAAGTCTGCTCGATACTCGCTTGTGCCATTGACGCCGCAGGATGAGGGAACAATTGCCGCACCCGTGCCCGGACGCGGGGATTTCGTGAGCCGTGACTCCGCCGGGCGGATTCTGGCGCTGATGTGCCCGGCGGACGCCTGCCACCGCATAGTGGGGGTAGTGAATGGTCGTTTGCACGTTCACGCGCCACCTGGCAACCCGAAGCGCTGCCGTTTGTCATGCGCAGTCGTGGAAGACCTAACGCGCGGCAAGTGAAGGCGGGTCTTACTGCTCGTTCCGTGCCCCCATACCCGGTATGCGGTCCGCGCAGCGAGGGGCGAGCAGTAAGACCCGCCCGGTAAGGCTACTCGCCGGCGGGGCCGTCCTGGTCGTTCTTCTCGCCCCGCACGTCTGCCCGTACGCGACTTCCCTTGCCCCATTCGGTTTCGACGAGCCCCCGTTCCCGGAGCATTCGAACCGCACGGCGAGCTGTCTCGCGCGCCACCCCATGTTCCCGGCACAGCTCCGATTCGGATGGAATCGGGTCGCCGGGGCCGTACGTACCCGCAGCGATCGCAGCGGTAAGCGCGTCCAACACCCGCATGTACGGAGCGCGCGGGCGGTGCGGGTCGGTCGGGGTCTCAGGCAT